CTGCGGCGAACCGAATACATTAGTTGCATTAGTGCCAGCGCCATAGACTAGCGTTCCGTTCGCGGTCTTATAGGCCATCTGCCAAGTCCCGATCCAGACATCACCAGCGACAGAGTTAGTAAGATTCGCGGTAGAATTAATACTGCCGATATTAATGCCAGCGTTGGTAGAAGTAGGCGCGACAGTATTAACCTTGCCCGTGAAGGTAGCGCCAGCCAAGTCGGCTTTGCCAGCGGCGTTCGCGATCGTGAAATAAGTAGATGCCGCCGCGCTGGTCGTTAGGTAGTTGCCAGGAATAAACGCGGTCGTTTGAACTGACAGATCGGCGAACTTGATCTGAGCGCCCGTCCCCGAAAGGGTGATGCCGTCCGTTTGACGAATCAGGATGTTCGCGTTATCCGCAGCCGACCTAATAGAAATGCCATCGTTATTATTTGCGACAACCCAGCGACCGCTATTGACGATCCCAAGGGTGAATCCTGTCGAATTGAAGTTTGAACTAATCGAACTGCCTGAGATCGTCAGGCCCGTCCCTTTAAGGGTTGCCTGCTGCGTCAGGTAAGGCCCGCTGGCAAAGGTAAGTTCGTTAACGCCTAGGGAAAGATTGCCCGTAAGCGCGCCGCCCGCAAGCGGGAGGAAACTGCCAACTACGGCGGTTGCCTGGGTAGTCCCATCTGGGAAAGTAAGGCCGCCGCCGTTAGGCGCTAATACGAACTTACCATCGAACGGCGTAAACTTGTGATAGTAATGCGTTCCTGCGCCCGTGTCATTATAACTGTCAATGACCAGATCGGTATTGAGAACATTCCCGACAGTAGGCGCAACGATTTCGCCGCTGAAGGTAGCGCCCGAAAGGCTGGCCTTAAGGGAAAGCGCGGTATCTACGCTGCTGGTAGAATAAACGCCTAGGTTCGTTCGGGCCTGGGCGATGTTAGCCAGGTCGGAAAGGTTATTAGCCTGGCGGGCATAGCGCCCATCGGCTGCGGCTTCGGTCTGGTAAACATCTAGGATCAGCGGCTGCACCGAACCGGCATCTATTACCGCGTTCTTAAGGGTGCAGGGAATCTGCAGGACAGTAAGGGTTTTGCTATCGCTGGTAATCTCTACTTCCAGGTTAGTTGAAACCAGGTTAGCGCCGTCCAGAAGGCTGATTGCTTCGGCGGTATTCAGGGACAGTTCGCCGACATAGCCGCTAAAGGAAATCAGGCCAGCGCCGTTAGCGGTCAGCCCGCCCGTTCCGGGCTGCGTGGTAACTGTGATATCGTAGGCATAAGCGCCGACCTGGGAAACGCTAACCTTATCGACCAGCGCGCCTAGGTTAAGCGCGTTCTGAACATCGATAGCCGAAGCGCCGACCGCGATCGATGCGCTGCTTACATCCGTCCCCGTGGCGGCATCGAAGGCCAGGGAGAACGAACCGCCCTTAGGGTCGGGCGTAATGCTGGCGCGGTATTCGGCGCGGCTGCCGTCCCAGGCCGAAAGGCTTTCGATAGTAATAGCGCTGGCAGGCGTAGCGGTGAAGGAGGTAGCCAGGCCGGCGATAGTCCGCTGCAGGTGGATCAGCGCGATCTGCGGGCGGGTAGAATCGCCGATCTGCAACTTCGCGACAGTAGCGGTAGAGAGGGGAATGAGCGCCGCGCCATCGGTAAGGATATCGCCGCGCGCTCCGTTCTCATTGAAAACGATATTATAGTTATCGCCGATCTTGCTAACAGTAACGCCGCCGGCAGCGGTGATAGAAGCCAGGGCGTTAAGCGCGGTAGCCAGGGCGGCTGCCGTAATGTTGAAGGCCAGCGCTGCGGTAATATCGCCGCCGAACGAAACCTTCCAAGTTCCGGCCTGCGGGCTTTCATCGATCGGGCCGACCGCGATCTTAATCCCAGGCGTTCCAGGAAAGGCTACCTCTTGGCGCGGGTAACTGCTGATTCCCGTATCTTCGACCAGGTAGATTTCAAATCGGGCGGTATCGCCCAGGGTAACAGTCGGGTTAGTGATCTGGGAAGTTCCGTTGAAGTTCCCGAAGGCCAGGCCCGTTCGCGGATTGATAAACAGTTTGATAGCGGAAGGCAGGGCCATAGGGTTAGGTCAGTTCAAAGTTGCCGCGCCGTCAAACGGGAGGAACGGGCGGTTCGGCGGCATCTACATAGAAGCCGCAGATATAGGTTACTTCGGGCGCAAGGCCTGAGGCTTCGGAAGGTATATCAATTTCTTCGGCATCTACCCATTCGCCGGTCGCGGTATCTTCGTTGATTTCAATTTCCCAATCAATCGTTTCATATTCCTCATCTACCGCGTATTCCTCATCTAGAACGAACCGATGCCCTTCAAAGTAGGCGAAGAAATCCCTAGTTGATTTGCCGCCGAACCTGACCGGCAGGCCGCTGGTAGGGTCTGTATAGGCAGGGTCGAACTTAAGCAGCCGCTTCGCGATCTTAACGCGGCCTTTGATTTTATAGCCTTTGTTCCAGCAGCATAGATCGGTTTTAACCCTAAGTTTCCAGGTAGAAACATTATAGTATTCGGCATAGGCTTCGCCTTCTTCTGCCAGGCCTGGCTGCCAGGAATCATAAGTATAGCGCGGGAAGTAGTTATCAGAACCGGGCGGGTCCTCTACCAGGTCGGGCGGTTCGCGCCTGATCCATAGCGGGCTTACATCGCATTCGGGAATCCGCAGGCTGCAAAGATAGTCTGCCTTCGTGTTATCAAAAGGCTGCAGGCTGTTGATTCCCCAGGGATAGAAGCGCGTTTCGGGCCACAGGATTTCCTCTTTGAACTGTTCGCTAACCTGGCCTGGTTCTAGTTCGGCTTCAACGCCTGGCAGATAGGTCGGGTATTCGATTCCGTAAAGCGGGCTGGTCTGATCGTTGTCGGATTCTTCCCATAGGTTTTCGTCAACTACAGTAATGAACTCCCCCTTGCCCTGGATCGCATCGCTTAGGCTTTCGCTTTGGTAGTTGTATGATTCGGGAACGCTGCGGTTATCGATAACCTTAGATTCCCTTCTGTTCCGATATGGGATAAGTTCGATATCGATAACGGGAAAAGTATCTTCCTGGCTTTTGTTATACAAAGTTCCCTTAGCCTTAGTTACCAGCCAGGCAGGGTATTTCGTAAAGTAGCAGTTCGCGCCGCCGCCGTAGCCTTCGCGCGCCGGGGTCAGATCGCCTTCGTTTGCCAGGCCTTCATCGCTGTCGGCCTTAGATGCCGGGCTGATCTTATGCTTAGGGTCTAACTTTTCCTTAGGGTCTTTAGGTTCTGATATGACGCAGAAGGCCGCGCCGATGCGATGCGGCAGACTCATTAGATTCGGCTAAACCAATATTCAAGTTCTTCGCCGCATTGGAAGCGCTCACCCCATAGGCTGCCGCTAACCAGGTTATCGACCGCGAACTCTTTGCCGCCCGAACTAGTCGTTACCCTGATCCTGCCAAGGACTACATACGCGGTAGATTCGCCGGCTTCGGGCGCGGTATTGCCAGCGGTCAATCCGATCGTGCAAGCGCCGGCAGGAAACGCGGTTTCGCTGGCTGGGATAGTCAGGACTACCAGGCTAGTTGATCCAGGTTCTGCGAGGAACGCGGCAGGCTCGCCGATCTGCGCGCCGCCGACAGTCGGGAACTCATTGTTAAAAGTTCCGGCGTTAAGCCTGAAGCAGCGCGCGCCGGCATCGGTCGTATCTTCGTAGATGAAGAACGGCAGGGTTTCTTTGTAGATGCCTACCGCGTCAATCGTCAGGGACTGACCGCCAGAAGAATTAGTAACTGTATATCCGACTCCTTGCTGCAGCATATGATCGCGGGTTTAGTTCTTCTTAGTATAAACCTTGTTATGGTAGCCGCCTGGGCTGATGCGGATTGTAAAGTTTACTTTGTAAAGGTGCGCAAACTTTTCGTAACTCAGGCCGGTAAGCATCGCAAAGCGATCGTGAAACGCGGAAATCTTTTGCAGGCCGCTGGGCAAAACTACATCTTCCATTCCCGGCATCTTAAGGAAAGTTTGCCCTACCATATTAACGCCGTCCTGGACTACCGATTTAGACGCGCTGAAAAACGAAGCGGTGATCTGGCTATCGGCGGTCAGGAAAGATTTAACCCCTACCAGGCCGTTATCGACTGCTTTCTGGTTAGTCTCTTTAAATGACTGCGAATTAATATCCCAGCCCAGCGGCTTCAGGACTTTGACGAAATCCTTATGCGCCTGGATCGGCTGCGTTCCCGTAACTACATCGCCTTTAATCTGAATCTTCGTAATCTCGCCCTGTTCAATGCCGACATATTCCGCGATGATCTGCGAGCGTTCGCCCTTGATGATCGTATAAGTTGACTTGTGGCATTTAAGCCTGCCGTCCTTAGGGTGAACATCGCCGTTCTTAGGCGCGCGCGAAGCGGCCTGATCGCCAGGGCAGGCGAAGGTTAGGCGCGAAGTAAGCAGCCCGTAGCCGTCCGATTCAATCGACCAATCCGGCTGCAGTTCCAGCCCGTTGATATTTCCTTTAGTAACGATTCGGCTCATAAGGTTAGGCGGTGAAAGTTCCGCCTACGCGGGTAGGCTTGGTAAAGTTGGTATCGGGAACTTCGGGCAGGGTCTTAACATTCAACTTCTGCAGTTCGATCAGAATCTTCTGGCTGATATCCAGGGCGGCGGCCTGGTAATCAATACCGCTGGTCATAGCCTCGCCGGCTAGCGCGCCGCCGATATCGCGAAGGCTGCTGCCGGTGAACTTGCCGGCGGCTTCGGCGGCCTTGGCTTCAGCGTCCAGGGCTTTGCCTAGTTCGTCCTTTTCCTTCTTCGCTTTATCTTCGGCTTCTTTCTTCTTATCGGCTTCCAACTTGGCTGCCTCCTTAGCCGCTTCTTTCTTCTTATCGGCTTCGGCCTTAGCGGCTTCGGCATCGGTCTTTTCCTTCTGCTTCTTGCCGGCTTCCTCATCCGCGATCTTCTTAAGTTTGTCGGCGGCTTCTTTCGCGGCGGCCTGGGCTTCGGCGGCTTCCTTAGCCTTGCGCGCCTTTTCGCGGGCGGCGTATTCCTTGATAATCAAATCGCGTTCCTCATCGGTAAGAAGGCCTGCAGCCCTTCCGAAAGTGTCAGCCGTTCCTCCTGTCTGAGACTTAACGCGGCGTTCATATCCTGGAAGATACATTTTCCCGCCGCTTTTCTGCCGCATTTCTTCTTCGGTCATATCGGGGAAAAGTTCCCTCATTACTTCCATACGGCCCTTACCTTGCGGCCCTTCGAATATTTTTTCGCGCGCCTTTTCCCTGGCCTTCTTAACTTTGTCCTGCAGTTCTTCTTTCTTTTCCAACATTTCAGATTCCCGAAGAACGGCGGCTTCATCTTCCGTAAGGACATCGCCGGCATCGGTGTAGCCTTGGCTCGCCTCCTGGGCCTTGCGTAGAATAGGAATCAACTTTTCGACCGATGCGCCTAGCAGTCCTGACGCGATCTTAAACTGCGTTGCATCGTCCGCGCCCGTAGCCATCGCGCGGCCCAGGCGTTCGATTACCTCAATCGGCTTAATCGCGCCGGCGGCGATATCGGCGGCGGCGAAGCCAAGCGCCTGCAGCGCGGCGGCCTGGCTGCTGGCAGGGTCTTTAGCGGCATCGATTGCTTTACGAACTTCGACATAAGCCTGGGCTAATGAATCAATCCCTACCCCAGCCGCTTCGGCTGCGCTGCCTAGCCGCTGATATTCTTCTACGCTGATATTCAAAGCCTTCGCCTGGTTCGGAAGTTCAGCGCCGAACTTAATCGCTTCGGCGATCTTCTCCCGGTATTCGTCTATAGCGTTGCCGATTGCTCCGATACCGGCCTGGACAAGCGCCATAGGCCCAGCGATGCCGATCGCCATCTTTGCCAAGTCTGTCCCGAAGCCGTTGATTTTCTTATTAACAGTATCGACCACCGAAGAAGTATTATCCTTCGCGTTGATTGAGAACTCTAGGCTATTGCTCATTGGGTTTCGGGCTTTCCCCTACAGTTGCCGCGCCGTCAACCGCGCCGGGTTTGTCCAGGCTGGCGATCAGTTCTTCATCATCGGTAGAAAGGATATCCATCTTAGCGCCGCCCTGGATTGAGAAAACCGCAGCAAGCCAGATCGCCTTAGCCTCCGGCATTTGCATAGCCTCCGAATAAGATATGCCGTTTTTACATAGGGCGGCTACGACCGATAACTGCCAGGGAACAGTTCCTTCGCCGCCGCGCTGGCTGTCCTTCTTCTCATAGAACTTAGGCCAATCCTTATGCGTATCGATATGCGCGACAAAGGCGCGGCAGCCTTCGGCGAATAGTTTACGATCCAGGGTAAGCCGCAGCATAAGCCAGCGGTCGGCCCAGGTCGGCTTTCCGAAAGGTTCTTCGGCGCATACCTTCAGGCCGATAATCAGATCAGCCGGCGTAATCTCCTTATCGGCTTCCAGAAACGGGGAATCGATACCCTGCAGCCAAACCCGGTGTTTGATGCAGAAGGGTAAAAGAATGCGGCCCAGAACATTAGTTCGGGCCGCTATCAGGTGAGCGTTCAGAAATCTTCGGTCAGCCATAAACCGACCTTAG